CGCATACCTTCTTTGCGGTGTGATGCAGAGCTCCGCACTTTGGGCACTGCCTAACTGGAGCTACTCCATTGCCTGGCTTCTTCGGGTTGTGGAAGATATCGCTCCAATTGCGAGGCGATGACCAGAGCCCATGTGTCATGCAGTTTCCTCCAAGGTCTATGATGGTGAATGCGAGCTTGACATTATGCGGCCTTGCACCACGCCCGCACATCTGAAGCCAAAGCGGCATTGATGCTGTGGCCTTGTTTACGATGACGGTCTCGATGTCTGGCTGGTCGAAGCCGGTGGTTGCGATGCCGATGTTGTTGAGAATTGCATCGGGAGTGTTGGCAAACCATTGCAGCACCTCAGCGCGATCAGGCGAGCCAGCATCGAGATGGCGCGAGTTGAATCCAGCGGCTTGGAATGCTGCATTGACTGCCATCGAGTGCTCAACATTGCAATTGAAGATTATGGTCTTGCGGCCAAGTGAGTGTGCCTTGTAGGCGTTCACTGTTGTCTCGATGTACTTGGGTGCTTTGAATGCCGCCGCCATCTGGGCTTGGTCGAACTCGCCCGCTTTCATCTTTAGCTTTGCGCGGTCTACAATCTGAGCGGCTGAGTAGGTCAGCTCTGGGCACAGATATCCCTGCTCGATTAGGTCGGGGATATCGATGCCGCATACGATGTCATCGAAGTAGTTGCGCAAGGGATTGGTCTTGCGAGCTGCAAGCGGTGTGGCAGTGAAGCCAATGATGTACTGAGAGGTGAAGTGCTCGATGACCTTTGTGAAATTGCCGATATGCACTTCATCTACAATGACCAGCCCGATGTTTGTGAACTTGTCGAGCCGCTTGTAAGCAGTCTCAACCATTGCCACATAAACGCGAGCATGCGGGATTGACTTCATGCCGGCTGTCACGGCTTGCGATTGGAGGCGAATGGCTTTCGTGGCCTGTGCGAGCAGTTCTTCACGATGGACAAGGATTAGGATGTCCGTGCTGTTGCGGGCTGTGAAGCGGTCGCAAATAGCAGAAAAGCACACGGTCTTGCCTCCACCAGTTGCGAGCTGCGCGACAACCTTGCGATTGCTGCGCAGGCTCGCTGCGATGTTATTGATGAAAGTATCCTGATAGGGGCGAAGGGTCATGATTCAAGCCGCTTATCCATTGGGATGAAGTCCGAGCCATTGCCGTGCACGGTCTTGATGAAATCCACTTCAACCTTTGCTGAGTTGATGATGGTCTGAGCCACATCGGTGATGGCTTTCGCCTTTTCGATTTCCATGTCACCATCTTTGAGCATTTCGATTACTTCGAATAGGTGGTCTCTTAGGTGTTCAATCTTGTTCCTTGCCATGATTTTTTAGTATTTTCTTGAGTTTAGAAATTGTTTTCATTGTTGATTTGAGCTCTTCAGGATAGCGATGGATGGTATTAAGTCGCATGTTGCTTTCGCGATCTACCAGCATGAGGTTGTCGATTTGCCAGTTCTCCTTATTGCCATCGATGAAGCGAAGGAATTTGCCTTTCGGTATCGGGCCGTTTTCGATTTCCCAGGCAAGGCGGTGAGTCATCACCCAGCCATTGAGCCCTTCTTTGACCTTTGTCCAGTGATAGCCTTCAGAATCGATGCGAGTCCATCCCACAGGCTTATAATTTGCCGGAATATGGCCAGTCTTAAAGTGCGTATACTCGGGTGCATTGTTGTTGCCTTTCACGCCTTTGTTCCAAGGGGTGTGGCCTTTAGTGAATCGGTGTCTTTTGCCAGCCATTTTCACCATTTCGCCATGTATTTCGCTGAGGTACTCAGGCGCTTTTTTTAACCCGAGCTTATGCGCGATGTTATAAACGCTCGACTCAGACAAGCCAAGCACTTTGGCAATCTCTGCCGTCTTAGTGTGCGAGTAATACTCCACAACGTAATCGATTACAAGCTGGCCGTGTCGCTTACTTCCCATAATTACCATCGAATTGATTGAGAAAGCCTGCGATTAGCTGGAAGGCATGGTCGAGTTCTTGCTGGTTGTGGCGGTAGAGGTAGAGGTCTTTGAACTGCCCCGACTTCTTAACCTTTGGAGGCACGCCGATGTAATAGAAGTCTTTCGGATCCCAGCCCATCAGCATGCAATACCACACAGCCTGCACATGGTTGAAGTGCTTTATCATGTCATCGGCAAAGGCTTGCAGATTTTTGGCGGTTGTTGTCTTGACATCAGCGATTATCTTCATCTCATCCCAGCAGATATCCATCGCACCTTTGGCGAGCACGGTCTTATCCCCGAAGGTCAGCTCAGTAATCACGATGCGCTCCTTTTCGCTTTTGTCGAACAACTCACCAAGCAGCTCGACCTGGTGAATTGCATCATAGGTGTTGCGCACTGCATCGCCCATCTCTGAGTATTCGCACTCAAGCAGTGAGTAGTGGAAGTCCTTGCCATAGTTAAGCGATGCCTTAGCATAGCTGATGTCTCCAGTGTAGTGCCGTTTGATGCGGCTTGCGCTTACCGCTGGGTAAGCAATGTATTCTTCGCGTGTCATGATTCGTAGGTTGAGGTGTAGTAGTCAGAAAAGTCATCATACCAACAAGCTTCTCCATTATCAAATGCACTAATCATTTGCTCCTTTTCAATTGCAATATACTTGTGAAAGTTGTTGAGGAACTGCCTGCCCTTGTCAGTATGAACTTCAAAGAATTCTGGATGCAATTCTCTGAGCTCGGTCATTAGTTGCTGCACTGCTGTCTTAGTTGCCATAAGTCTCGGTAAAATATTCGTTAGCTGTTTGCGGACCTTCGATTATGCCTTCCGCTTTCCCGGCATTGTACATCTGCATCATGTACTCCCGCTCAACTACCTTGGCGGTTTCGAATGCTTCTGCAAAGAAAGGCCCCATCTCTGATGCGAGTTTGTTCTGAATGGCTATCTCAAGCCATTGCACTGCTGTTAGTTTAGTTGCCATGTTTAGCGTGTTATGGTTTGTATCTGTTCTTCGTAAATCTCAATGCCAGCGATGGCGGCCACTCCGCATTTCTCCATTGCCTTGAGCAAGTTCTGCGTGAGGTCTTCGGGCTTGTACATTCCAGAGCCGAACAGCACACTGAGCACCTTCATCCAGTCCACTTCGCCAGTGATGCGAGTGCGCCGGATTGTGCGAATGCCTTTGATGTGGCTGTGCTGGATGCTTACATCAGCGAGCTGATCGGTCAAGTCGGCTATCGAGCGGGATTGCTCCTGAATGCGCTTTTGTTCTTCTTGCTGCTTGCGATTAAGCTCGGCGGTGTACTTCAGCATCTCAGCTTTGGTCGATGCGATGAAAGCCTGAAGCGGTTCGGTGGCATCTGACTCGATGCGCATGAGCTCTTTCTTGTAAGCATCGAGCGGACCGGTGACCATCTTACGCGCATCTTGGATAGCTTTAACAGCGGCGTTAACCTGAGCGATGGCGTTGGATGCGGCGGTGTATTGGTTTGGGCTTTCGATTGGCTGAATGTTAGCCGTTAGCCTCTGAGCGTTTAATGTCTCGGTAGAATTTATTGATTGATACAATTTCTCGATAGGAATTGTTATCTTTGCGATACTGTTCATGTGTTTTGTATTAGTAAAAGCCCGGCTATTAGTGTGTATGCCGGGCTTTTTTTGTGGTTAGAAATTAGAATGGAGTCTTGTCGTCTGACTCTGAGAATAGTGAATCGAAGTCTGTGGCAGATGCCTCCCATGTTGGCGCTGGCACAGCTGGCTTGGCGGTAGTTCGCGCAATCCATTCATCGCTTTTGCGAATATCTTCCTGAAGGAACTCCGGCAGCTTTGCGAATACCTCAGCATTGTGCTCGGTTGTGTCATAGGCCAGCAGCTCGTTGATGGCAGGCGGGCAAGCAAGGCCCTTCGGCAGCGGAGAGATGCTCATGATGTTGGCATATGTCCTGTCCTCTTTGCCATTGTGGGCGATGTTAACCATGCCGGGATGTCCGAGTAGCTTGGTGATGTCGAAGTCAGCGGCTTGCGCATCGGTGAGCTTCTTGCCAATCCATGACTCGATGAACTTGCGCAGCGATGCTTTCTCGCCCATTGTGAGGTTGAATACTGTCTTCACATAGAAGGGCTGTTCGCCTTTGTCCTCGCTGAATACAGCGGTCTCGGTTGGCAGTTCAAAGAGGAATTGAACTTTGCGTTTTTTGTTGCCCCACTTCTCATCGAAGGTTGTGCCCTTGTCGATGATTTGGTAGCAACGCGCAGGATATGCGCCTTCGGGTGCGATTTGGCGGGTTTGACTTCCGCCTGAGTTTACTGGTGCTTTCATTAGTGAAAAGATTAAATTGAGGTTAAAAGTGCTTGAGTTGATTGTTCGTGAAGGTATTCAGTGACGAATGCAAACTGGTTGTGGAATTCTTCCATGTTGCAAGGGTCATAGATGCGCTTCTCAGGTGATACGCCGTGCTCCATCGAGCGGTGATATTGGCGTGCGAGGTTTGCGGCTTGGCTGTCGCATCGGGTGTACAGGCCCTTGATGCAGCCGTCATTTACAACCATGACCATAGTGCCGGTGAGGTGGTTGTAGTGAAAAAATTCTGTGCCCTTCCAATTCTTGAAGGTTGTCGCTGGTGATAGTTCTGGTGTGTTCATGTTTTTTCGTTGTTTTGTTTGACAAATGTAAATCCTTATTTTGAATTCACAATACTAAAACAAAGAAAAAAGTAAACCACCAGCGCGAAAAATCGCAAGTGCTTAATTATCAACGCAATTATTTTGCGCGACCAATTGCGAATCCTGTAATGCCACCAAGTGCGAAAGCGAATGCGCGTGTCTCGTACCACTTCTTAGGCGGCTCGGGCACGATTATGTTATTCATGCCGGTAACGGTTACGTATGGGTTATCGATGCCAAGCCTTACAACCTTATCACGCTTACGCGATAGGAAGCCCTTACGCAACGTATCTCCGATTGCAACGGTATAACTTACAGGAATAATAATTGAGTCCAACTGAAGCCGTCCTAAGCGGTTAATTTGCCCACCTATCTCGAGCCACTTACCCGGCCGATGGAAGTATCGAGGCAATCTCATATGCGGAAAGCTGTCAATGTACACGGTCTCGCCGAGTTTAATCTCGGTCTTAATCTTGGTGCGGGTTTGGTACCTGATCACCACCTCAGGCTCACGCAGCTCGAGTGCTTGAATCCTTGCCCCTGCAATTGCCAGCTGCAACGATTGCGAGTACATCCATGTGCTGTCCTGATTAATGCGCACCACATACTCATTATTGAGCGAATCAAGATACATCGCATTGCTTTCAGCCTCGCCTAATGCTCCGCAAGTGCGCATCAAAAGCAGCAAAAGAAATAGGCATATTGCCAATAGGCTAAGACTGGTTACGTTGCTTTGCTGCATTTGATTAGTTCGTTTAATCGTTTGAGGTACGTGCTCTTATCTCTGAGCTCGTTGAGCAATATATCGCCAGCCACCTTAATCGGCATTGATTTCTCGGCTATGTAAACTGCCAGCACCTTCACAAGTCGCTCATCGCATTCGCAATCGGTGGCTGGTAGGTTGTTCATAATTGACGCGTTGCTTTCTTTACCAATAGCCGAATCACATTGTCGAGCTTTTCAACGCTGTCCTCGAGCATCTTCATAACGCCATCGCGCTCCTGATCGGTTGCCCATGTATGCTCGTTTATCATCTTCACCAAGCCGCCAATCGATGTCAACGGCTGACGAAGTTCGTGCGATAGGGTGAATCTAAACTCTTCCAGTAGCATCTTTTGCCGCTCGTATTCGTGGTTGCTGATGGAAGTAACATCGACAAGCTGAATGCCGATGAAGTGCAGCATATCCACAATGGCGTAAACATTCCACATATTGAACCGCTCCGAGCTTATCTTCTGCTTAGTCTTTGCATAGGCCCGAATCGGGTCAGGCGATTTGCTTTGCGCCTTGCGAATGGCTGCAAGCAGTTCATCGCGGTCGCTGTCTTGCGCTGCGATGTCGAGTATATTGCCGGGCTTTATGTGGCTTGAGTATTCACGAAATAGGTCATTCGTGGTGACGATGTTGCCATCCCTGTCGGTGATCACATAGAAGAGGTCAATGCTTGACTCAAGGATGTGCAGCGATGCCATGCTGCAAAGATACGTTAAACCGAACGTAAATCCGCAATTAATGAACGCCATGCTGGCACACATCCGAGCGCATACTTGATGGTAAGCAGCATCGTAAATGTCAGCACAATTCCATTTGCAAGTATATCGTAATTCATAGGCGTTGGCATTTCCGGCTCGTTTCTTACAGGATGAGTTTTCGGGATGTAATACGTGGCGGCTGGGTATAAAGATACATCACACGGCTGAATCGTGTCGAATGCTGTTAGCACTTTCGGCTTTGCCGGCTGTGCCATGACCGCCTGAAAGCTCTCACGATTCGCTTGGGCGAATGAGGTGTCTGCATTAGCAGCCTCCCAGCTCATCGTGTCAATGTTGAGCTTGCTGTAACGCACTACCTTTATTGTATCTCTTCTAATCTGTTGCATCGCTTTTGGCTTTTGGTATGTACCCTGCTGCTAATAGTGCTGCAATGATGGCGGTTAATGTCTCGGCTGTTATCACTTTGAAGATTAGCAAAAAGATGGACACCAAAATCATAAGCGAACCGATTGTGCCACGCCAGTGCTTCACAATCACATCGAGTATTCGCCTTGGTTTGGTAGCCCTTTTTCGCATACCTAATATACGCACACGCCAGCGCGGCGTTGGGGCAAGATGCCGCTAAATATTACACAATGAGAAATAGAGATTCGCCTCTTCGCGCCTGCGATTGGTCAGCCCTGAGAGCACCTTCCCGCCCGCCTTGTTCCAACGAAGGAACTCATCGAGGATGCTCGGGTCCGCTGAGTTGGCTTTGGCTTTCTTTAGCAGCGTTGACTTAACCAATGCGCCAGTCCCTACGTTATAGGCGAAGCACACAAGCGCATCGAACTGGCATTGGTTGAGATTAGGTAGGTGTTTATTGACGGCTGACTCGAATGGGTCAAGCGTGGATAGTAGCAATTGCGTTGCTTCCTTTTCACCGCTCAGCTTTTCGCCGAGCATTACCTTCTTACCATTCGGGTAGCGTGTCGAGCCGTAGCCTATGGTCGGCACTCCGGCGGGGCATAGGTAGCTTGAGAGCCTCAATCCCTCGTACTTCTTAATCAGATTAAGCCCGAGAATTGAGGTGCTGCGCATTACAAAATTTCGTATTGAGCTACTATGTAAATAAACGAATAACTGTATTCTGTTGTAGTGCTTTTAACACTTACCGAACATTTGTTATTTGTGGTGTCTGCACTTAGCCCCCATTGAGTTAATTCAGCAGTGTCGTCGTTATGCGCTACTATACCGAACAGCTGTTTTGCTTGCGTGAAATCAGATGCTACTGGAAGCGATAGGTTGAACGAGCCCAAAGTTTCTCCTGTGGCTAAATCAACCTGTAAATAATAGCTGCAATTTACAATGTTATCAATACGTTGGTAGAATGCCTGAATAGGTGTTACAGTGCAATCCACCTCGTCAGATGGTGTAGGCGTGAAACTCCCACTATCAAACTGCGGCATACCCGCGTAGATGTTCTGCACCTCGATTTGCTTCGATGTGTTGCTGCTTGTATCAACGATATACATGATGTCATCGTTTGCTGCCGTTGCTAAGGTTGTTAAGTCGGTTACTTTTACGCCTGCCATAGTGGGTAGTTTTTACAAAGGTAATACTTCTTTTGGAATATATTCAATCGCTGGCAATTGCTTCACCCATTCGATGGTTGTGCTGCTTACCTCTTCGCCGCTT